TTATTATACCTGATGCAGCTCAAAAAACAGAACACAAAGGTACTGTAGTAGCTGTAGGTGAAGGTGTAACAGAAATTAAAATAGGAGATGAGGTTCAATATAGTGAGCATTGTTTACCAACATCCATGATGCATGATGATGAGCAACACTTACTGATCCATGAAGGAGATGTATTTGCAAAATTCAAATATGTATAGATCCATACCTACATATGAAAATGATTCTTGGACAACTACACAATTTGAAACTAGAGAAGATTTTATTGATTATGTTTTAAATATATTCAATGTTCCTGGTCATTATGAGTTTAATGAGCTTTCATTTAAGTTTAATGAACAAGCTCAAATATTTAATAAACAAGGATTTTATTGTGATAAACCATTTAGGTCTAAAGATTTTACTGACTACTGGGAAGATCAAAAGATTAAATGTAGAGAGGGAGTTATTTATAATGATGGAGATAAAAGCTGGTATTTAACTAGAGATTATTACATGTGGTTAAACTTCTTACCCATCTTTGACAAAGAAGAAAAGAAGTATGGTTTTGCTAAAGTACGTGATGCTCAGTATCATATGGCTTTATATGAGCAACTTGCAGAACTACATTATAAACATTCAGCTATATTAAAGAAACGTCAGATAGCATCTTCATATTTTCACATGGGTAAAATTATAAATACCTATTGGTTTGAAGAAGGAAGTATCTGCAAGATTGGTGCATCACTTAAAGATTTTATAAATGACAAAGGTTCATGGAAGTTTTTAGATGAATACAAAACATTCTTGAATGAGCATACTGCTTGGTACAGACCCAGTAATCCAGAAAAAGTTTTATTGTGGCAACAGCAGATTGAAGTTAAAGTTGGTAATAGAAAAACAGCAAGAGGATTAAAATCAAAAATACAAGGGGGTTCATTTGAAAAGAATGCAACTACTGGAGTAGGGGGACCTTGTTCAATTTTCTTTCATGAGGAAGCTGGAATTGCTCCAAAGATGTCTGAGACATATGAGTACTTGCGTCCTGCCATGTCTTCTGGTATGATTACTACAGGTATGTTTATTGCTGCTGGATCTGTTGGAGATTTAGAACAATGTAATCCTTTAAAAGAAATGATTACTAATCCAGTGGCTAATGATATATATGCTGTTGAAACTGATCTTATTGATGCAGATGGTACAATAGGTATGGCTGGATTGTTTATTCCAGAGCAATGGTCAATGCCTCCTTTTATTGATGACTATGGAAACTCTTTAGTAAAAGAAGCTGAAGTAGCAATCAATGAAGAAAGAGAAAGATGGAAGAATGAATTAAATGGTGAACAGTTCCAATTAAGGATATCTCAGAAACCTTTAAATATTGCAGAAGCATTTGCATATAGAAAAGCATCTGTATTTCCACAAGGCATTCTTAGTAGACAACAAAAAAGAATTGAAGAGAAAGAATACCCTTATGAGCTTATTGAATTAGATAGAGATGAGAAAGGTATCTTTGCTAAAAGAACAAATAAACTTCCAATAAGTAGATTTCCTGTAGACAAAAAACAAGTGGATAAGACAGGAAGTATTGTTGTTTGGGAAAGACCCGTCAAGAGTCCAGAGTTTGGAGCTTATTATGCTTCTATTGACCCTGTATCAGAGGGTAAGACTACTACATCAGATTCCTTGTGTAGTATTTTTGTTTATAAGAATGCAACAGAGGTTACAAGAACTATGATATCTGGTGATGTAGAACAATTCTTGGAGAAAGATAAAATTGTAGCATCATGGTGTGGTAGATTTGATGATATTAATAAGACACATGAAAGATTAGAATTAATTATAGAATGGTACAATGCCTGGACTATAGTTGAGAATAACATATCTTTGTTTATACAACATATGATTTCTAGAAAGAAACAAAGATACTTAGTACCTAAGCAACAAATTTTATTCTTAAAAGATCTTGGTTCAAACAATACTGTTTATCAAGAGTATGGATGGAAAAATACAGGTACATTATTTAAAAGCCATTTAATTTCATATGCAATTGAATTTTTAAGAGAAGTCATAGATGAAGAAACTGATGTTGGTGGTATTGTTACAAATCAAACATTAGGTGTTGAAAGAATACCAGATGGAATGCTAATAAAAGAAATGCTTGCATATTATCCTGGACTTAACGTGGATAGGTTGGTAGCATTTGGGGCTTTAGTAGCTTTTGTAAAGATACAGCAATCCAATAGGGGTTTTTCAAAAAGACGTGAATCAGAAGAGAAATCTTTGGATAATTCAAAAAATTTGTATAAATTAAAGTATAGTCCGTTCAAGAATATTGGACGTAGTGGAAACAATACTGGAAATACAATAAAAAGATCAGGCTTCAAAAATTATAAATAAATTAACTAATTAAAAATTAGAATGAAAGTACTTAATGCAATGCAATTAAAGGCCGGTGCAAAAAAAACAGAAGGGCCTACCTTTTCTAGTTTGACGCAACCTATTCAGTTTTTACCTTACAGTGAAAAAACAGATGATTGGGCTGCATGGAATTTAGACTGGCTAGAAGATCAAGGTGTTCAATTTTTAAAACTTAATGCCAGAAGACTTTTAAAAAATTATAAATTAGCTAAAGGAATTATAGATAAAACAGACTACATAGTTGAACCTGATAATGACTATAAAGATTTAATGGATGTTTTAACTAAAGAAAATGATTCAGCTTTAGAACTTAAATTTTATCCTATCATCCCAAATGTAATTAATGTATTGAGTGGAGAGTTTTCCAAAAGATACAATAAAGTACAGTTTAGAGCAGTTGATGATAGATCATATAATGAAATGCTTGAACAGAAGAGAATGCAAGTTGAAGAATCTTTACTTGCAGATGCTGAAAGAAAGTTAGTAGAAAAGATGATTCAAATGGGGATGGACCCAGCATCTGATGAAGCTAAACAACAACTTGCTCCAGAAAATATTAAAACATTACCTGAGATTGAAGACTTCTTTAGTAAGTCATATAGAAGTTCTGTAGAAGAATGGGCAACTCATCAATTAAATGTTGATGAAGAAAGATTCAAAATGCAAGAGCTTGAAGAAAGAGGCTTTAGAGATATGCTCATTGCTGATAGAGAGTTCTGGCATTTCCGTATGTTAGAAGATGATTATGATATTGAATTATGGAATCCTGTTTTAACATTCTATCAAAAGTCTCCAGATCAAAGATACATTTCTGACTCAGCATATGTTGGTAAAATTGATTTGATGACAGTATCTGATGTTGTAGATAAATATGGATATTTGATGAGCCAAGAACAATTGGAATCATTACAAAGAATTTATCCAGCAAGATCTGCTCAGTATCAAGTTAATGGATATCAAAATGATGGTTCTTACTATGATGCAACAAGATCACATGCTTGGAATACTGATTCACCAAGTTTAGCTTATAGACAATATACAAGTAATTATATGGCAGATCCTGCCAGAGGTGGGGATATCTTAACACAGATTTTAGGTCAAAGTGAAGACTTAGCTTATTTTGGTGATGGTAATTTAATGAGAGTTTCTACAATTTATTGGAAGACTCAAAGAAAGATTGGACATCTTACTAAGATAGAAGCTGATGGTGAAGTAACCCAAGAAATAGTTGATGAAACATTTAAGGTAACAGAAAAAGCTGTTTATGATACATCAATATTTAAAAACAAAACAAAAGATACTTTACTACAAGGAGAACATCTTGATTGGATTTGGATTAATGAAATCTGGGGTGGTGTAAAAGTAGGACCAAATGTACCTGCAATGTGGAGAAGTTCAACAAGTAATGAAATTAATCCTATATACTTAGGTATTAATAGAACTAAACCTGGAAGATTACCATTCCAATTTAAAGGAAACAATTCTTTATATGGATGTAAACTACCTGTAGAAGGTAGAGTATTCTCTGATAGAAATACAAGATCTACATCTCTAGTGGATTTAATGAAAGCATACCAAGTTGGATACAACATGGTTAATAATCAAATTGCTGATATCTTAATTGATGAATTAGGTACTGTAATTATGTTTGACCAGAATGCATTACCACGTCACTCTATGGGAGAAGATTGGGGTAAAAACAATTATGCTAAAGCATACGTAGCAATGAAGGATTTTCAAATGCTTCCTCTTGATACTTCAATTACTAATACAGAAAATGCTGTAAACTTCCAACACTACCAGACTCTAAACATGGAGCAAACTAGTAGATTGATGAGTAGAATACAATTGGCTAATTATTTCAAACAACAATGCTTTGATGCAATAGGCATTAATCCTCAAAGATTGGGTGGTGCTGTATCAGCAGAAACAGCTACTGGCGTAATGAATGCAATGCAACAATCATATGCTCAAACAGAAATTTATTTTGTACAGCACTCTGATCAGCTTATGCCAAGAGTACATCAAATGAGAACAGACCTAGCCCAGTTCTATTATAGTACTAATCCAAGTGTAAGGTTAAGTTATATTTCTACTGAAGCAGATAAGGTAAACTTTACAATCAATGGTACAGATCTTTTATTAAGAGATTTCAATGTATTTGCTACAACTAAAACAAATCATAGAGCTATCCTTGAACAGTTAAAGCAAATGGCATTAACTAATAATACTACAGGAGCTAGTATATATGAACTAGGTAACATTGTTAAAGCAGATTCAATTGGTGAAGTAACAGATATCTTAAAAGATGCTGAAACAAGAATAAATGCTCAAAGACAAGAAGAAATGCAACAACAACGTCAAATGCAAGAACAACAGTTACAAGCACAGGCGCAGGAAGCTCAAATGAAAGCTCAAATAGAACAACAGGAAGCAGAGAAAAACAGACAGAATGATATTACTATTGCTGAAATTAGAGCTGCAGGATATGGTGCTGGTGTTGATATAAATGAAAACAAAGTAAATGATTACCAAGATACACTAAAAGATATTCAGCAAACAACTCAATACAGAGAGCAAATGAATATGAAGCGTGAGGAAATGGTAAGTAAGTCATCTACAGAAGCTCAGAAACTTCAAGTTGAAAGAGAAAGAATTGCAGCACAAACACAAATAGCACAGACGCAGTTAGATATAGCCATACAGAATAAAAATAAGTATGATACTAATAAACCAAAAGGTAAATAGTTTGCGTTAGCTATATACTGCAAAAAACTTTTCAATATTATCAAATATAATAAGTTTAGTATAGTATAAACTAAATAAAGAATTACTATATTATATATATAAAGTATTAATCATTAAACCAACAATAAGATGAGTACCAAAAACAACACAATGAGTAGTAACGTAGAAACTTTAGATATTGACTTAGATACAATATTCAATGCTGCACCTAGTGGTGCTGACATGACATTACCATCTGGAAAAGATACTAAAGCTACAAACAACATTTTTTCAGGAATAAATAAGAAAGCAGATTTTTCATTTGCTGATCCAGATGCAGATGATGCAGATGATTTAACTGATAAAGACAAAACTCCAACATCAACTGGAGATCTTCTTGCAGATGATGAAGAAGAGAACATTGAACCAAAAGCAACTAAAGAAGATGGTAAAAGTATTCTTGATAGTTTAGGTGATGATGAAGATGATGAAGAAAAAAAAGAAACTAGAGGTAGAAAACCTATTTCTGGAATTTCTGATGTTTTTTCAAAAATGATTAAAGAAGATAAATTAGTTCCATTTGATGATGAAAAATCTTTTGATGAATATACAGCAAAAGATTGGGAAGAATTAATTGAAGCTAATTTGGAAGAAAAGGCTAATCAAGTAAGACGTGAAACACCTAAACAGTTTTTTGCTAGCTTACCTGAAGAGTTACAAATTGCAGCAAGATATGTGGCAGATGGTGGTACTGACTTAAAAGGTTTGTTTTCCACTTTAGGTCAAGTAGAAGAAACTAAGGATTTAGATATTAAATCTGAAAGAGATCAGGAGATTATTATTAAAGAGTATTTAAGTGCTACTGGTTATGGTACTTCTGATGAGATTGCTGAAGAAATTGAAATTTGGAAAGATCTTGGAAAGCTTGAACAACAAGCTTCTAAATTCAAACCAAAGTTGGATAAGATGGCAGAACAAATTGTTATCAGAAAAGTACAAGAGCAACAAATAAAACAAAAGCAACAAGAACAAGCATCTAAAGCTTATATGCAAAATGTATATGATACTTTAAAAGATGGTAGTCTTGGAGATATTAAAGTAGATAGAAAGACTCAGGCAATGTTATATAATGGTTTAGTTCAACCAAGTTATCCTTCAGTAAGTGGAAAGAATACAAATCTATTAGGACACCTATTAGAGAAGTATCAATTTGTAGAACCAAATTATAAATTAATATCAGAAGCATTATGGTTATTGCAAGATCCAGAAGGATATAAAGCAAAGATCATGGATAAAGGAGCTCAACAAAGTATTGAGCAAACAGTAAGAAAACTAAAAACAGAACAGGGTAACCATAGTTCAAGTTCTCTTGGTATTCAAGATAAAGATGAAGAAACAAGAAAACAACCAACTAAAAAATTACCTAGAACCAACAACATTTTCAAACGGATTTAACAATCAAATATATAAACAATTAATTACTAACTAAAAACAATTAAAAATTATGGCAACTCCAGTATTAAATAATGGGATTTTCCTAAGAGACACTAGCTACAAGGCAAGTTCTCATGTTGATTCTTATCACTTGACTCAAATGCTAGGTTCAGCAGAACCTATGGATATGGGACCAGTTGATTTGTGGGCAATGACTCAAAAAGTTGAAATGCCTCTTTATCAAATGGCTTCATTTGGTGGAAAGAATACAATCATGGTGGACAATGCACGTGGTGAGTACAAATGGCAAACTCCTATTGCACAAGATCTTCCCTACATTGTGGCAGACATTGAACCAGGTAACAATACTAAAGGTATTGATGGTACAACATTCAAAATTAAAATTTCTAAAAGAACATTTGGACATGGTGATATCATCACTTATGACAAATACAATGGATTAGAACTTTACATCACAGCTGATGATATCATCCCTGCTGGTGACGGTTTTATTTACACTGTTCAATTAGTAAACAACAACAACACAGCTACCTTAGATAGCAAGTATTTAGCTAAAGGTACTAAATTCTTCAGAAAAGGTTCTGCAAGAGGTGAGTATGGAGAAAGATTCTCTGACATTGAAACAGGTTCTGGTTTCCGTGAGTTCTACAACTTTGTAGGAGGAGCTGAAGCACACGTACACTATTCTATTTCTAGCCGTGCTGATCTTATGATCAAAGGTGGTTTGAATGCAGATGGTACTGTACCTGTAACTGAAATCTGGAGAAACTTTGGTGCTAACAATGATCCAGCTGTACCTAGTATTGAAGGATTAATTGCTAACATGGGTAAAGCTGGTGCAAGAGAAGCATTTGAAAATGGTACTCTTACTAGAACATTTATCACAAACATGGAAGCTGCACACTTATCTAAAATTGCTTCTGACATTGAAACTTACTTAATGTGGGGTAAAGGTGGTAGAATCAAACAAGATGGTCCAGATGATATTAGATTATCTGTGGGATTATGGGCACAGTTGGATAACTCATTCAAAAGAGTTTACAACAAGTCTTCTTTCACACTTGATATGTTTAAATCTGAATTGTATAACTTCTACCAAGGTAAAGTTGAGTTCAAAGGTCCAGATCCACAAAGATCACTTGTTGTTCAAACAGGTATTGGTGGTATGCAATTGATCAACAAAGCTATTGCTGATGAAGTATATGGTTCTGGTTTAGTACAAAATGCTAGTGACATTGGAGCTGTTAAAGGTTCTGGAATGGATCTAGATTATGGATTTGCTTACACTTCATTTACTATTCCTTTCTTAGCTAATGTTAAGTTTGTATTGAACCCTGCGTTTGATAACTTGAATACTAATGATATTGAGAATCCATTAATTGATGGCCGTCCATTAAGTTCTTATAGCTTCATTATCTTTGACGTAACAGATGAAGGAAATGACAACATCCATTTATTGAAATTATCTTGGGATAATCAATTGAAGTGGTTCTACCAAAATGGAACTATGGATTACATGGGAAGAAGTCAAGGTTTTGCATCTACAGGTAACTTTAACGGATACCGTGTAATGATGTCACAAACTATGCCTGCTATTTGGGTTAAAGATCCAACTAAAGTCTTGAAAATTGTTATGAGAAACCCAATCACTGGTGGATCATTCTAATAATCAATAATTAAAACGGGAGGCAGTGTTAAAGCTCCTCCCTTTTTTTAATCTTTAAAATATAAACAAAATGGCACTAGATATAAAAAAAGCAAATAAAACATATGAGTTTTCAAACTTAAATGTTTCTGAAATTATTGCTTCAAAAGCTGTAGGTAAAGATATATTGGTTAGAAATTATGCAGATAATGCTGCAGCAAAAGCAGCAGGATTAGCTAAAGGAGACTTTTATCATACAACAGGAGCAGTAAAAATTGTTTATTAAGTCAAATAAACTAGAGTAAGAATAAAAACCTTACTTTAGAAATATTAATAATAATAAATTGTACATAATTATGTACTTTTGACAGATGAAAACAATTATTAAATTTTAAAAAAAAACCAAATTATGAATGATTACACAATTGTAGAAAAGTATCAGCAAACAAAAAATCAATCAATTGCTATACGCCCTTATTTTAACTCTTTAAAAGAGAATATGGGTTTAGAGCATTATGGATTAGCTTTGCATGATGGAGTATTTCATGAAGAAACATTAGCTTGTTTAGAAATGAATGGAGTTAAACGTTATGTTACAGGATTAAATGAATTTGCTCCTGATGTAAAAATGTTACCTGCAAAAGAAAAAGCAGCAAAAGCAAAAGAAATTAGAAAAGTTGTTGCTCAATTAGAAGCTGAACTAGCATCTAATGTTGTTGATGTAGAAGATAAAGAATTTTGGAATAAGCTTACAGTAATGAAACCTGATAATTCAAAATTTTGGGATAAGATTAGTTTGAGATGTGGTAATGATCCTGTGTTTTTAGACCCAGATAAAGATCCTTATGACTTAATTAAATTACATGCCATTCATGCAGGAGGTTTTTCTATTGTTGCAAAATCATTAAGGGAAGCAAGAGAATCAGGTAATCCACCTAAATTCTATCTTGATACAATGGAAGAAACATTAAGTACTAGAACAGAACTTAGCAAATTAAAAAATAAAGCATTAGTTGAACTACAAAAAATGTATGATTCAAATGCTTCAAAATTAATGTATGTTGCTAAAATCTGTGATGCTGATAGTGTACAGTATGTTAAAAATACACCTAATGATATTCTTTATGAAAACATGGATGAGTATATTCATGGTAATGGTGCTGAGTCTTCTAAGAAAAGAGCAGCTACACAATTCTTAGAAGTATCTTTGTTATCAATGGAAGAATTAAAAATAAGAGCTTTAATTAAAGACTCTTTATATTATAGATTTATTACTACTAAAGCTGGTGGTTGGATTGAACCAATTGACAGTGGAATTAGATTAGGTAAATCACCATCTGAATGTTTGGAATTTTTAAAGAATCCAGAGAATGAAGAAACATTGATGTCATTACTTAATAAAGTAGAGCCATACTGGAACTCCTAATATATGAAAAATGGATAATAATACACTCTTAATTAAATTAAAGCAAAGACTAAATAAATTAGACAGCCAAGACTATGATAACATAGAATGTTGGCAGTTTGTTGAAGCATTTAATAAAGTACAACTAGACTGGTGTAGAAGAAATTTACACGGTGGAAATATGTATAAAGAGGGTGATGAATTATCTAAAAGAAGGATTGATGATTTACAACCTTTGTTAAGAGAATTATCTTTAACAGGAATTGTAACTGAAAACTATTTTGAATCAACTAACTTTCCAGTAAATACTTATTTAGAATATAAAAGAATAAGTACTGATGCTACAAATGAATGTTGTCCAGATCCTAGATCAATGACTGTATATTTAGCTGAAGAAGCTAATGTTTCTCTTTTATTAAGAGATCCATTGAAGAATCCAGACTTTGAGTGGGGAGAAACATTTTGTACTATGTTAGGTAACAAAATTAGAATCTATAGAAAACCAGATTTTAATATTGTAAATCCTGTATTGACATATTATCAAAAACCAGTGTATATTCAAATACAAGGATGTGTGGATCCATATACTGGAATTGTTAGTGTAGCTAACATACCCTGTCAATTTAAAGATGATGTTGTTGAAGTATTATTAGATGACACAGCTTCACTTATTGCAGGAGATATAGAAAACATTTATCAACAACAAAGGGGCCAAGGTTCTGCTGAAAGAAATAATTAATCATGGAAAATAAAATAAGATCTTTAAAGATAAATACTCAAGTAACTAAAACAATTAGTAGACCATCTGCAAAAGTTGAAGAAAAAGAAGAAGAAAAAGAAGAATATATTATAGCTAAACCTGTACCAGATACTGGTGTTGGTGGAAGTTCTTTAGATACTATGACTGCTAATTTAGCAACTGAAATGATGAATGCTGCAATCAGTTTTCATAAACTTCATTTAAAAGTTAATGGAGAAGGTTCTTATGCAGCACATATAGCTTTGGGTGGTTTTTATGAAGGTCTACATGATCATGCTGATACTTTAGTAGAAGGATATCAAGGTGTGTCTGAAAAACTTTTGTCATACAAAGATTCACCAATTAGAACATTAGATACTGTAGCAGATGCTGTTGGATATTTAAGAGATTTATACAATACTGTTAATAAATTACAGGGTATGATGCCTTATTCAGAGATTGTAAATAATCTTGATCTTGTAAAAGATTCAATTAATACAGCAAAATATAAATTAATTTTCTTATCATAGTTGGAAATTAAAAACTTTTACTTATATTATAAGTGTACAGAAAGTACAAAATATATATTTATAAACAAAAAAAACAAAAATTATGGCTTATTTTAATCATGCGTTTTACAAAACGTTTGTTGCTACTTCCACACAGGCTACTGCTGGAACTGCAACCTCAGCATTAACTGCTGGTCAGCTTGGTATTGTTACTGATTCAACATGGCAAACAATTGCTATTGCTGGTGGTACTTTACCTGCTAACTCATTAGCTTATCTTGTACAAGGTAGCTATTACACTAAAGATACTATTGGAAACAATCCAGGTAACGGTGGTTACAAGGAATCTGTTAAATCAAAAGGTATCAATCCTAAATTTATTTCAAGAGTATGGGTTACTAACTGTTTAACAGCTCAACAATCTACTGCTTCTTTGTCTTTAGGACCTGATTGTGCTCCTTGTGGAAAAACTCAATTCATGAGAATGGATGTTAAGGGTTCTCCAACTTTGAGATTCTTAAATCACAATGCTTATTCTATTGGTGATAGTGCAAACATTTGTTGTATTGAGGGACAAGACTTTTTGGATCCAGCATTAGTTTCTGCTACTATGGCTCAAATGGTTCTTTCTAATCCTTTAATTACTCCATTTGTTGCTGAAGGTGACGTTAATGGTGTTCAAACTGCTACATTAGCTGGTGGTTCTGGATATTCTGTTGGTAATGGTATTGCTACTACTGGTGGTACTGGAACTGGATTTACAATTAATATTTTAACTGTAAGTACTGGTGCTATTGCTACTTATAGTATTGCTGGACGTGGTACTGGATATACTGTAGGTGATGTATTAACAGTTGCTGGTGGAACTGGTGGAACTTTTACAATTACTGCCCTTACTGCTGGTGGTGTTGTAGTTACTGCAACTACTGGTGCTGTAAGTGTACAGTCTGTATACACCATTGCTCAAACTTTAGGTACAGCTGCTTCTGGAAATTATGTTCCTTCAACTGATCCTAATGGCACAACTAAAATTAATGCTACAGTTAATTTTGTAGGAGCTTATGTTGATACTAAATTTGGTAACTGTTCATTTGATACTAGAGATCATTTCAACGCAGAGCCTGTAGTTATCATTGCTTCTATTCTTGATGAAACTGGAAATCCATGTAATGATTGTGGTGTTGCTACAAGCACTCCTGGTCAAATGCAACAAACTCAAGGTGAAAGTGTAATTAGAGATTTAATCTTATCTGAATCATATAGACAATCTCCTTTTAACCAAGGAAATACTGATAGTGCAAGAATTAGAGAAATTGAAATGTCTGATGAGCTTTTAGCTGCTGTTGATAGAAATGTTACTTACAAAGCATATTATATTCAACATACTGTTCCAAGATTCAACAACCCAAGTGGTGTGTTTGATAATGATCAATATGTTTACCAAATATATGTTAAGTGTTCAGATACAACTGCTAACACAAATGTATTAGCATTAGTTAACAAAATGGTTGCTTTAGCAAATACTGCAGGTAATAACATTGCATTAGAAACTAATTCTTACTGGTAATCAATATACCTGAGAAAGGTTATTGCATTAAAATTAGAGTAGGGGTAAAAACTCCTACTCTTTTTTTTTTCTTTATTCTAATTTTTTTGTATATTATATATATAGTGTATCAAAATAAATATAAAAATGGCAGACAAACATATATTAAGCTTAGAAATACCTACAGTATCTAACTGCAATCTTTTATGTATTAAAGATACAAGCCAGTATTCTTCAGAACTTGCTGTTGATTGTGAAGAATTATTAATCACACTTCCTGGATTTACAGCACCTATGTTATTAAAAGTAACAAAAGAATTTGATATGTGCTTGACAGCATGTACACTTGCAATACAAAAAATTAATTGTGGAACTATACAACAGGAGATTCCTGATGGAATTTATATTATTAGATATAGTGTTTCTCCCAATTCAAAAGTTTATGTTGAATATAATCATTTAAGAGTAACTAGATTGATGACAAAATACTATGAAGTATTATGTGATTTAAATGTTGAAGCTTGTCAGCCTGGATCATACAAACAAGATTTATTAAATGAAATGAGTTACATTAAAGTTATGATTGATGCTGCTGTAGCTAATGTTGAATATTGTCAATCTCCAGCTCAAGGAATGCAACTATATAGTTATGCAAAAGATAGATTAAATAAAATAATTTGTCCATCAGGAAATTGTGGTGGAAAAACATACTTATACTAATAGAGTAAAAATAAATATATAAACCAAAAACCAAAAAAAAATGGAATGTGCAAATTGTAATAAAACATTTACTTGTGGTTGTCAAAAAACATTTGATGATCAAGGAACAGCTATATGTAAAACATGTGTAGATGAATGGTCTAATAAAAAATTAAGTAATCAAGCACCTGTAAAGGCCTTGCCTACAAGAGATTTAAATTTAGAATTAGCTGCACAACAAATTAGAGATTTGAGAAATAAATGAATATGGACCAAACACTTGTTAAAAGAATTAAAATTGAACAGAATTTTGCAGTTCAAGCATATACAAATTTTAAAGAAATTAAATTTGGTATAGAGCCATGCTGCTATATTGATTTTGAAACAGCTACTTTAAATAAATATTTATGTGATTGGCAAAATAGTGCCTCTAATAAAATAGTTATTGATAGTGGAGAAATGGGTATATTTATTGAACCATTGGCAATAATTAATTCAGAAGCAAGTATGTCTTGTCCAGTTGTACCTACTAATGTTTGTACAATAATAGATCTTGAAGAAATATTATGTAATACAGGAACTTATATACATACACAAGAAGTGCCATTAGCTGTTTGGGTTATAACACATAATTTAGAAAGTTTTCCTTCAGTAACAGTAGTTGATAATTTAAATCATGTTGTGGTTGGAGATATAGTTTATAATAGTTCACATACTTTAACAATAACATTTAGTTCTGCTTTTGTAGGCTATGCATATTTAAATTAATAACAAATAATAACTTAAAAATAAAAAACAAAAATCATGGCAATAAAATATCTAAGTAGTATTAACCTGAATCAAAATGAATTGCAATATGCAGTCATTCAGAATTTGGGTACGGTCCCTGCAACATCTACACAAGGACAAATTTATTATGACAC